AATAGTCTGCCGCTGTCCTTTGTGCCACTTCCGGGGACATACCATATTTCTCAGCGAATTTGTAACTCGCCGATTTTGGCTCCTGTCTTGCTTCTTCTTCTGCCCGAATCCGAATCTTTTGCGGGGTTTGCTCTTCGGCTTCTGTCGCCGTTCTCGCCCTCAGCCTTTCCGACTCCCACAGTTGGTCTATTCCTTGCTGGAGAGCGCTTATCTGGCTCTTGATATTGCCTTGTAGATAATATGGAGCAGCCCCAAGTTGAATTTGTAAATTGTGTATAGCCTGGTGCCCTGCCTGTATTTGGTCGGTAATTGTCCCCCTGGCATAAAGAGGCAGTTCCGCTTGCTGCTTGGCGATAGCCATTGCTCTCTGTTGCTCTACTAATGCTTCCTGCTCAATCCTTTTCTGCTCTGCAATGGGGAGTCCCGTGATATAGCTTTCAACTTCGGTAGTAATCCATCTGGGCAGGTCAACAACCGTCTGGCGTTTTCCCTGGTATTTCCCCTGACCCATCAGGCGGGCAACAATGTCCTGAGAAAGAACATCGGCTTGTGCTTCGAACTTTGGGTTGGCGGCTACCTTGGCATCGAGATAAATATCCAGCATGTCCCTGAAGGCTACGGCGGCTTGCACCTCCTGAATGGTCGGCTCGCCAGCACCTACCCACTCAGCAACTCCAAGCAACCCACCAGCAGCTTGGTATTCCCGCCAAGCTGCGTATTGCTCGTCTGTTATTCCCCCTACTAGATATTCTTGCTTCCCAATTTTACCAAAAGCAGTTGCTGGTGCTTCTTGCCCTTTACGTTCTTCCGGAGATAGCTGAGTATTCCAGAAGTATTGCCAGTAGGGTGTTATATCAAGTCCTTTTACACTTGCCTCAGTAAGCCCCACACCATAATTATCCTTCATCCACTGCCAGAACTTCTTTTCAATAGCCTTTCTGTTATCAGGCATTATAATTCCCTCCCCATTCTCAAGGAAGTATCCTGTGATAGCTTTTTCCGCTTCATGTAATCGTCAAACACGCTCTGCCAATATGCCTGCGTACTAAGTCCCCATCCCATTATCAACCCTTTGGCGTTAGGCTGCGAGGTATTAGCCTGAGCGGGTCTGGGATAAGAACTATGCAAAGAGTCCCTCCGACGTTGGAAATAATACGGCTCGGTCTGGCGAAGGTTATCCGCCGCAGAATAGTCTCCCGGCTCTCTCCAGTTCGGCATCTACATTCCCCCCATACCTGGAGGCGGAGGCAGTTGCGCGGGTGTTACTTGAGACGGCATTGTTTTCGATTGCATCTCCCCCTGTTGTTCGCTGAGTTCTAACTGGTAAAGGTCTCTCATGACCCCTTCCGCCTCATCCCTCCTGCCTGACTTCATAAGTGCTTGTATCGCTCTTACCATCGCCATCTTGGGGGAGTGCTCCGCAATTTCAATGGCTGAAAGGTCGCCAAGCCCTTTCGGGTCGGGCAGTTTCAGGATATACTCATGGATGAAGGCATCGGGTAACCCAAGCCTCTTGGCCATGTCCGCTATCTGGTAAGTATCGAACTGCGTCCACGGCGTTCTGGCGGTAAACTCCACCTTAGTTAGATGCGGCTTTTTCAAATCAACAGGTGTTACCTTGACCTCAAAGTATTTACGCTTTTCCTCATGCTTTACATCAACGGTCATATTGCCGTCTATCAGTTGCTCCTCAATCTGCCGGCATATCTCGGCGTAGAAGTAGCTGAGATTCTTCAGTTGCGGGTTGAATACCTTATTACCTGTTTCCTGGACAAGATTATAAAGAGTGCCAGAGGGAGGCGGACTGCCGACAGGAATATGGGGCAGGGAAGCCCTCTCCATCTGGTCGTTAAGCCAGTTGAGCATTTGCACCACGGTCGGCGCAAGTTCCTTCATGGGGGCTGAGTCAAGTTTGTTATGTCCCATAGGAAGATTGAGCACGGCCTCGGCAAGATAAACGGTGGTTTGCAGTTGCTTCCCTTGCTCGTCGTAATAGTTTATGATAGGCTGCTTGGATAACAGGTTAGCGTGGGTGGCCGCAATAGAGGCAAAGCGGTTGCGCGTGTTATTGATTGCCCTCATTGGGGCGAAGATGCTGTCTCCGTACCCACCCAGGTCGATATTCGTGGGAGAAGTTATCGGGGGTCTAGTCGCCACCGGCACCGCAGTTACGGGGAAAGACCTTAACTTATAGACTTTCGGCTCTTTAACGAATGTCTTGTTGCAAACGACGGCATTAGTGAATTTCCTATCCCCATCATGCCTCCAGTAGTCATTAACCTCATTATTAATCTCCTCGGAAGCATCGAAATTCCACTCGTCTTTTAATGAAGCCCCAGAGCGGAACGTCTTATAATTTGTCCATAGAAAACCGTCGGCGCCAACATCGTAGGTAAACCATCTGGCATCCATCGGAAGCAGGTCAAATATCACATCGCCGCCCTTTTGCTTGTAAACCAGCGTTCTGGCGGCAACCCACCCCCTGACAATAGAAAACCAGATAGTCGCTTCCCTGAACATGGGCAACAGCAGTTTTCGCAACCTTCTGTCCGCCATATCAAAGGCGAAATAGAGCAATCTTTCCAGCTTGGCGATATCGTCTCTCTTATCTTCGCCCTCTGTCTCCGCCATGCGAATGATAATTTGCATTTCGGCATCGGAAAGGGTTGCTTGCACTTGGTCGGCAAAGGTGCGCAGGTCGTTAGAAACCACGTCTACATCGCTGTCGTGCATATACCCCACGTTCTTTGTGGCCAGATTCGTCTCGGGCGTAAGATAGGCCCTGCTTTTCAGGCACCAGTCCTCAAAATCCGCATCCATGCGCACATAGGTGTCGTGAAACTCGGTTTCTTTATCGCTCACCTTTTTGGTTATCTCGGAAGCATCTTCAAAGTTTTTATCTGCCATATATCACCTCACTATAACCATTATAGCACCTGCCCTTTTTTACTCTACCAAACTCTACGCCCTTTGATATACATGGAAGCCTCGACAACCGCCCCTATCTTGTCCAGTACCGCCCCCGCCAGCATGAGGCTTATCACCAAGTCACCATGAGTTTTTCCCATCGGCTCAGGGTATCCATTCACCCACTGATATTCCATCATTTCCTTGACCTGCGGCTTGAACCGCGTTACCAGTGTCCCGTTATTCACCCTCTCCACCGTCTTGACTACCAGTTCCCTCTTGTTCGGTCTGGTCAATGCCCACCCGTGCTTGTTCTCATTCATCTTGTAGAGTTTGGGGTATCCCAACTCAACAAGTTTATCTATCACCGCCCTACCTATCCCGATATTATCCACCACCAGCAGCGGACTATGATATTCCCGGCACAACTTGTTGCACTCGAAGGCAAATGAGTCCGTCCCAACCTGATTGCTGTAAATCACCGCCACTACTTCCGCACTTAACCCCTTTTTCCCGATAATAGTCAGCGCCGAGTAGTCCAGCCCGACCCCTTCCCCGACATCTATCCCTGCCGCATACTGCACTCCCACCACGGGGGGCTGCAAGATGTGGATAAAACCTTCCCTGACCTCCCCGTACCCGCTCTCCTCCCATAGCCTCGTCAGCACATCCGCCTTGAAGCAGGAAACGGCCGCCAGGGGCTCCAGCGCCTCTCTGATTGTCCTGGGGTAATTCCCTTTAGTTTTCCAGGGTTCGTCTTTGTTTTCCCGCTCAATCGCCCGATACCATTTTTCATCACGCCCCGGTCTTACGTCATACGGATAAAACAGAGCCTTAAACCCGTTGCTCCCAATCCCTGGTATGAGGCGGTCTATCTCTCCATTATTCGATGCCTTCCAATGCTCCTTAAAATAGCTACCAGGCAGGGTTTTATCAACAGTAGATACGGTAATAAGCTGCCTCTCCGGACTGTCTGCTACCGTAGCCCTCGTGTGCCCCAGATTAACTTTGAAAAATTCGTGGAAATCACTTTCGTCATGTATCACCAGCCCCGCCGTCTCTCCAACACCCGATGTCTCCGTGCTCGGATATGCCGTTATCACCGACCTCATCTCCTTAAACCCGAACTGCGTCTCCGACAAAGGGTAAACCGTATATACCCTCATCCAAGCAGGTAAATTATCGTATATCACCTTCGACTTGCCTAATAATTCTACAGCCGCATCTTTTCCCTTCGATATTTCTAGTGTGTTCCACCCCTGACATGTGTATATCTTCCATAAAGCATAAGCTGCCAGTATCCAACTTATCCCTACCTGCTTCGACTTGAGAACATCTATCAAATTGTATGTCCTTAAGTGCCTCACAAAATCTACCAAATGAGGCCAGAACTGGAACTCTAAACTTAACTCACCCGGCTCTTGAATACGAACGTAGCGGAGGAACTCCCCGAAGTCTATGAAGATTAACCCCAACTTCGTTAGTTTCTCCTCTTTGCTTAACTCTACTTCACTCATGGCTTGAACTCTACCCCAAGACTCCTCATTATCTGACTCAACCCATTCGCTATATTCGTTATCTGGTCGTGATGTAACTTATTATTGCAGTAATGCACACTCACCGCCTCCAAACATTCATGCAAAAAGGTATTGCTAAACTTGTCAGAACTTAACTCACTGTCTATCCTTATCCGCCCCAGAT